ACGAGCTGGCGAAGGTGCCGTCCTTCCCGCAGCGGGAGATCGAGATGGTCGGCGAGAAGATGGAGGCGGAGTGGGCCAAGCTCATGCCGCTCACCTACGCCGCCTTCAACGCCAACGGCCGGATCGCTCCCTGATCACGAGAGTCATCGTCGCACTCTCTAGAGGCGGCGGCGTTCTGGGGCGAGTCCGAGGATGTTCACTCCGCTCTGCTGTGGTGACGGGTCCGGGTTGCTGGGGGCGCCGTCTCTGCGGCACACCAGTGCGTCGGGGTCGTTGGGCGGGGGCTGGAGGCTGTAGCCGTCGGGGCAGGTCTGTCCGTCACGGCCGTCTGCGCCTGGAGGTCCCTGCTCGCCCGCAGGTCCCTGCTCGCCTTGGGGCCCCTGAGGGCCGGCCGGTCCGGGTTCGCCTTGTGGCCCAGGCTCCCCTTGCGGCCCTGGTGGGCCGGCGGGCCCGTTCTGACCGGGCGGGCCGGGAGAGCCGGCAGCGCCGATGCCGTCCGCGCCGTCGGTGCCATCCACGCCATCTGATCCGTCCTTGCCTGGCCTGCCGGTAGGCCCGCTGGGTCCGACAGGGCCTGGCGAGCCTGTCGGACCGGGATCCCCCTGGGGCCCCTGCGGGCCTTCGACGTCCTCTCCCGGTTCCTCGCGGCTCCCCGGATCACCCGCCACTGGGTTCTCCCCCAGCTCCAGCACCTGACGGGCCAAGGCGTCGCGGGCTGCGTTGGAAACCTGAAGGTCGTCGCGGAGCTGCTGCACTGACAACACGATCCAGGCCACGGTCAGGCCGAAGACGACGGCGATGAGGACCGTGAGGACGTCCCCACGGCGCCACCGCCGCTCCTCGGCCCGGATCATCGAGTGCGTGCCCGGCATCAGTTCCCCTGCACCAAAAGGATGATCACCGGGAGGAGAATCCCGATGAGCGGCACGATCACGGCACCCACCAGCCATCGGCGGGTGGCCACGATCTTCTCAGCGTCCTTTTCCCGAAGGGTCTCCAGCGTCGTCACCCGTGAGGCCAGAGCCTCATGACGCAGGTCGTACACCTTCTGGTCGACTTTGCTGTCGAGCCGCACACCGATTTCCCGCATGTCGTCTTTGAGGTCGATGAACCCCTGCTCCATGCGCCGCTGGACTTCGCCCAGCGTCGGCTCGTCAGCCACGTAATGCTCCGGATACGGGAGTTAGACGGCCTGCGGGCCGTGCGGCTTGGCCAGCGGGCTGGACTGCTCGATACGCAGGGCGGGGACGGGGGCGGTGACCTCGCGGCGTAGGAACAGGGCGACGGCGCCCTCGACGGCGAGCATCCACAGGGCCTGCTGCTCGGCGGTCATGGCGAGGCCGAAGCCGAGGAACAGGGCCAGACAGGCCTGAGCGAGGTTGATGATGGCGGCCGCAGCGGCGCCGGTGCGCAGGACGACCGCCTCGACGACGGCGACAATGCCGGAGAGGACGGCCATGATGACGGCCTGCTGTTCCGCGGTGACGTCCAGGCCGTAGGCGGAGGCCAGCTTGAGGACGACCGCGACGAAGGCGAGCAGGATGACCGGCTCGCGACCGAGGATCTTCATTGCTTCTCTGCTTCCTGTTCAGCGCGGCTTGCCTTCGCCGCGGAGAGGTGCGCTGCCCCATTCGCGTACAGCGACATGAAGGCGACCCAGAGGACGGAGTCTTTCCAGATGAGCAGCGTGGGGATGAGCAACAGGGCCCAGACGCCGGACATGCAGTAGTGCAGGGTTGCGGCCCGGCCCGGGGTGATCTTCATGCGGTGACCTTGAAGCCGTACCTGTCGCCGAGGCGTTCCAGGGAGGTGCGGCCGGGGATGCCGTCGGCGGCCTTGCCGGTGTAGCCGCAGCGCTTCTGCCAGGCGGCGTAGGCGGCGATGGTGGAGGTGCCGAAGTGGCCGTCGGAGTACTTCTTGGCGAGTAGTCCGGCGTCGACCAGGGCGGCTTCGACGGTGCGGACGCCGCTGTAGGTGACGGGGGTGCCCTTCGAGGCCGGGTTGGCTTTGGCGGCGGCCACGAGCCGGGACAGGTCGACGACCGGCTTGGACGGCTTGGGCAGGGGCTTCGGTGCCGCGGGCTTGGGTGTGGTGGGCTTCGGGTCGGGCTTCTGCTCCGCGAGGCGGTCGGCGATGCGGGCCCGCATGCTGTCCATGGTGAAGCCGCGCGGGTCGATCTTGCCGGGCTGCCATTCCAGGTGGCCGATGACGGACCGCTCGGACCAGCCGTGGTGGCGGCAGATCGCCGCGGCGACCTTCTCGATGGCCTCCAGCTGGGCTTCGGGCCAGGGGTCCTTGCCGTCGCCGAGGTTCTCGCACTCGAAGCCGTAGAAGTGCCGGTTGCCGTCGGCGGTTGCCTCGTTGTCGGCGGGCACCGCGCGTTCGGCAATGACCGCGGCGAGGACGTCGGGGTCGCCGAGGCCGGCGTGGTTGGCGCGGCCGTAGCCGACCAGGTGCACGCGGCCGTCCTTGGTGATGACGCCGTGGCACAGCGGGCCGGGCAGGCTGGAGTGGCCCTTGCGGCACAGCTCCACGGTGTTCGCGCTGCCCTTGGTGACGGTGTGGTGGATCATCACGCCGTTCACCGGGCCCCAGGGGCCCTTGCCGTTGCGGTTGTGGGTCTCCCAGTCGCCGACCTCGACGACGGTGACGCCTTCGGCGCGCAGCAGGCTGGCGAAGGTGGCGGCGGAGGGGGCGGCGGCCATCAGGACTCCTCACGCAGGGGCGTGACCCGCGGCACGCGCAGCCGGTCCCAGGCCGTCTCGTCGGGGATGCCAGACACGTCGCCGGCGCCCTTGGGGCGCAGCGTGTGCTGGTAGCGGGCGAACGCGTCGCGGTGGGCGTTGGTCCAGTCCGGGCCCATGGGCCGGCTGTCGCCGTGGCCTTCCTGCTCGAGGCGGCGGGCCATGGCGGTGATGATCGGCGAGTGGCGGCCGCCGTGGAAGAACTCGGCCCCGGGGTAGGGCTCGCTGGCGCCGGAGGCGGTGAGTTCGGGTTCGGTGGTGGGGACGGGCTCCGACGGCGGGGTGTCCTTGCTCTTGCGGGCAGCCGTCGTCTCGTCTGCTGGTGTGGTCGACTCGGGCATCGCCCGGACTCCTGGATCTCCCCGCGCCCAGGTTGATACGTGCTGGCGGGCCGCTGTGGTGCGGCCGTCCCTCGGGGGTGGATCTGGGGCGGAGGGTCGCCCGTGATCAGGGTACGGCCGGGCCGGGCCGGGGTTGCCCCCGTGCCCGGCCCGGTGCCCGCGCTAGTCCATGACGGGCTGCGGGTCGAGCTTCGTCGCGGCCAGGATGGTGCGGCCCTTGTTGCACATTCCGCAGACGATGATCGGCTTGCCTGCGTTGGAGTACACCATCGGATCGGTCGCGACGACGTTGAGGTTGGGGCAGGGCTGGCCGTTGCCCTTGTCCTGGGTGAGGCAGACGGTGTCGACGGAGTACCAGGTGGCGGGCTCGAAGGTGATCGTGCCGCTGGGGCTTTCCGGCGGCGGCGGGGTGGTCGTGTCCTCCTCCGGCTCCGGCTCGTCGACGGGGGGCTCGTCGACGGGCGGGTCGGTGGTGTCCTGCGGCTCGGTGACAGGCTCGGCTTCGGCCTGCACGGCTTCCGGGGTGGGTTCGGGTTCGTTGCTCATGTGGCGATCACGATCCAATTCACGCTGGTGGCGTTGGTGTTGACTCGGGTGACCCAGACGGTGAAGCCCGTCGAGGTTTCGTTGGTGACGCCGACGCCGGTGACGACGGTGCCGGGGCCGGAAGTGACGGCGGTGGCGACGACGCGGTAGCCGGTGCCCGGGAGGTTCAGGCCAGTGACGTTTCCGCTGGTGGGGGAGTTCGGGGCGGTCGGGGTGATCGTGATGCGTCCGGCGGCGATGTTCCCCGCGGTGAGCATGCCGTTGACCATGGTGTTGCCGGACTTGTCGACCGCGAACCGGTAGGCGCTGGCGTCGGGATCCCAGACGCGGACCAGGTAGCCGGTGTGGCCGGGCGCGCACTGCACGAAGAGGACGCTGTCGGCGCTGGCTGCGGCGGGGACGACGCGGTGGCGGCCCTTGGTTTCCGCTACGCCGGGCTGGCAGAGGAGGTATCCGGCGTCGGCGGCGACAGCGGAGTTCATGTAGCCGATCTCGGCGTAGTCGGCGCGCAGGTTGATGCGGCCGCCGCGGTGGGCGGTGGAGGATCCGCGGCGGATCCGCTCCGTGACGGCGAAGTCGTTGCCCATGTAGGAGCGCCAGGCGCGGTCGGTGAAGCCGTCGGCGGTGAACTGGCCGGTCACGCTCTGGAGGTTGGCGTCGCCGGGGTTGACCTCGGCCATCTGCATATATGCGCTGTTGGTGCCGGTGGCGTTGTCGAAGCGCAGCTGGGGCAGCGCGGCGCTGGGGTCGAGCCACATGGCCGCGCCGGTGGTGCCCTTGAGGATCAGGCCCTGGGCGGACAGTTCCCCGATGGCCGTTCCGGAGGCGTTGTAGACGAGGATCTTGTTGGCGTCGTCCTCGTTGAGGGTGATCCGCTGCCCGCTCGCGGCGGTCTGGATCTCGGAGCCGGTGATGGTGCCGCCGGTGACGGTGCTTCCGGTGATGGCGCCGGTGAAGACCGCGCTGCCGTCGGCAGCGTTGAACTGGATCATCAGCACGCCGGAGCTGTTGTAGACGCGGAGGCCGTCCTCGTTCAGCTCGACGCGAGCGGCCGCCGGATCGCCCGCCACGAGCCGCGTCACCAGATGGAGGACGGCTTCGAGTTTTTCCGCGGTGACGGCGCCGGCCTGGATGGTGGCCGCGGTCACGGATCCCGCCTCGAGGTCCGGGCCGTCGACCTTGACCGGGGTTGCGGCGACCTCCGCGGAGGGGCTGCTGGCGTTGCCGGAGGTGTTCACGGCGGTGAGCTGGATGTAGTGCGTCTGGTACGGCAGGGGGATGAGGGGCAGCATGCCGCCGTCTCCCGCCCGGGTGATGGTGCCGGCGAAGGTCGCCTCGGACGGGGTGAAGCCGCTGGTGGTGGCAGCGTGGACGGCGACGTGGTCGAAGTCGGCCGGGAGAGGGCTGCCGTCGGCGAGGGTCCCGTCCCAGGCGACGCGCAGCCCGCCGATGGTGGAGGTGACCACCGGCGCGGACGGGGCGCCCGGGGCGGGCCCGTCCACGGCGATCAGGCCGATGGTGCCGTCGGCCTGCATCCCGATCCGGCCCCGCACGGTGCCCGTGCCGTCCGTGACGACGATGTTGGTGTTATCCAGGGAGGCGTGCGAGAGCCGTGCGGAGGCCTCGACGCGGGCCAGGCGGGCCCTGAGGTTCTGGAGTTCGCGGCCGATATCCAATTCAGAGGCCTCCGTAGATAAATTCGGCGGACGGGCGGAGTGAGATGACGGCCTGGGGGCCGCCGGGGGCGGTCGGGCGGATCGTCCAGCCGGTAACACGGCACCAGCCGGTGTAGCTGGTCCAGGCGTTGTGGATGCGGGTGTAGACGTCGTCGCCGACCTGCCAGGCCCCGAACGGTGCGGCAGGCGTGTTGCGGATGGTGACCTGCTCGACGGCGCCGAGGGTCTGCCGGCGGGCGCGCTCCCATTCGACGCGCGCCTTGAGGACGTCGTTGCCGTTGACCTCCGGGAAAGCGGCCGCGGCCTCGAGACGCAGGCGGCCATTGCGGACGGCGCTGATCTGGCGCAGCTTGGCGGATCCGTCGCCGGCGCCGGTGCCGATGACGACCTGCGCGTACTCGTCGCCGGCCAGGACCTGCTCGGGTTCCTCGACGATGTTGACGCCGGAGGAGAACTCGATGTCGGTGCGGCGCGCACCCAACCGGGGCCAGCCCAGCGCGATCCGCTTCACCACCGCCGTCTTGTCGGCGTTCCACGAGGTGACGCACGTGTACTCGGGGGTGGCCTGGTCGGAGACCAACTCGTCGACCTGGTCGCCGAGGGACTTCTGCTCGTACCAGTAGGAGTGGTGGACGTCGGCCGGGGTGCCGATCTTGCTGCTGCTCGTGGTGGAGTCGACGACGACGCCGAGGTCACCGTCCGGGATGCTCTGCGCGTACGCCCAGATGTTGCGGATGACCTGGCAGCGGTCGGCGAACACATAGGGGCCGCGGCCGCCGTGCTCGCCGTCCAGGTCGTAGCGGTGCATCAGGTACGACGACCAGGATGCCGCCTCGAGGCTGTAGTCGTTGCCGCGGGCGCGGACGTCCCAGATCAGGCCGCCCCACTGGATCTCGCCGGCCGCTTCCACGTAGATGGCGGTTGTGCCCGGGTCGGCGAGGGTCGGGTGGGAGGCGACGAGCCGCGGGGACAGGGTGCCGCGCAGGGCGCCCGGCCCGGACAGCTCGGGCCCGTACTCCAGGTCCGTGACGGGCAGCGCGGTGTGCAGCCACGCCCCGGTCAGGGCGTGCTGGACCAGGACCCGGTCGGGGACGGGCACCGTCACCGCGGGGCCTCCTCGAACTGGACGTCAACGGCCAGGGTGGTGCCGGTGTCGATGTAGATGCGGCCGGTCTGGCCGGTGGCTGCGGCAGCGGCGCGAACCCGCAGCAGCTGGCTGGTGCCACGGTAGGAGGAGGGGATGGTCAGGGTGTCGGCGATGATTCCGGCGATGCGGCGCACGCCACTCTGGTTGTCGTCGAGGGTGGTGGGCTGCACGGTCAGGCTGGACCCGAACGTGGCGGACAGGTATCCCCAGAACGGACCGGTGTCGTATCGGATCGGAGAGACATCGACCTTGACGATCGCCTTGGTGGCCCAGTCCGGGATGCTGACGCTCCATCCGGCGGCGGTCGAGAAGTAGGAATAGCTTGTGGAAGCGCCGATTGCGGTACTTAGGCTGGCCGGAGACTGGGTGGCCACGTAGCGGGAGCGGCGCGGGTTCGCGACCTTCCGCAGGTCGGTGATCATCGCGTTGGTGATGGTGGACGTGGACGCCGGGATGTCGATCCGGGCCAGCGGGATCGCGGTGCGGCTGTCAGGGATCGTCGTCGCGGATGAGGACACGTTGGAGATGACCTGGAAGTAGGCGACTTCGCCGGTGGCCGGGTTGATGCTGCCCTCGTACTCCGGGTCTTCGATCCGCAGGACGACCATGTCGGAGCGGCCGCTACCCGCACCGGTGGCGGCGATCGGTACGTCGACGGCGCCGATGTTGCATGCCGAGTAGCTGCCCTGGAAGGTGTTCGCGCGTCCCCGGACGACGGCGGATCCGTCACCGACCAGCACGCCTCCGCCGGGGGTGGCCCGCTGGGTGACCTTGAGGTCATCGCCCTGGGTGACGCCCTCGGATCCGTTGGACAGGTCCCGCACGAGCATCCGGAACTGCTGCGCGGAGTGGGTGGCCCCGTTGGTGAGGATCGGCCGGGGAAACAGTGCCATGGTCGGTTCTCCTCAGAGGGCTATGTAGGCGTCGCGCCAGGTGATGGCGAGGCGGGCGGAGTTGCTGTTGTCAAAGGCGGTCCAGCGCATCTCGCTCGTGCCGGGCGGGATGGAGAACAGGTCGATGCGGCTGCCCGGGGACAGGTAGGCGGAGGCGTTGCCGCCGTTGTCCCAGCGGACGGTGTGATAGCCGGGCCGGGTGTCGATCTCGACCCACCGGCCGGTGGCGAGGGTGAGGGTGGGCAGGGCGAGGACGCGGCCGGACGCGATGTGGGTGATGGTGACGTTGGCGCACGGGCCGGTGATCCGGATGACTGGCCAGGCGTCAGCGTCTCCGTTGTTGGTGACCCAGCCGGGCCGGTCGGCGGCGACCGTGCCGTCCTGCACGTAGATCGGCGCGACCACGGGTGCGGCGAACCCGCCGCCAGTCAGCCAGCCCAGCGGCAGCTCGGTGGTGGACTCCTCATCCGCGTACCAGGTGGGGTCGTGGGCGAGGAACTCCATGTCAAGGGGCACGTAGCCGTGGATGACCTGCCGGTACTCGGGTTCGAGGCGGCGGGTGCGGACGGTGAGCCGCTTCACCGGCCGACCCGGGCGTTTCACCCGCATGGTCATGCCCTGCCCGCCGACCAGGCGGACGCTCGCGGGATCGGTGACGGCCTCGAGCGCGGCCACCATGTCGTGGCAGGCTCCCGGGTCGCCGGGGATCTTGATCGCGGCGTCGATCTGGATCCGACGGCCCGACCAGTAGTCGGGCCCAGCGAACATTCCGTCCATCGACGGCTGGTCCACGTCGGACTCCCTCACCGGGGGCCGGCCAAGACCAGCGGTCTCGAGGACCTGCACGCTGGTGTCGGCTCCGATGAGGACACCGCCCAGGTCGTACTGCCAGTCGCTCAGCTCAAGCGGCACGGGATGCCACCCCTCCCCTCTTGGCTCGGCGGAACTGGTAGCCGACCTGCGCGCCGATGTCGGACGCGGTCGCGTGGCTGCCGGTGGTGGTCACGGGGACGGTGATGGTGTCGCCGTTCTGGACGATGACGACGGGGCGTCCGGCCTGGGCGTCGGTGAGGCCGACGCCGAAGCGGCGGGCGACGTCGGCGAGGACCGGCATCGCGGTGCGCCGCTTGGCGGGGCTGAGTGGCAGGTAGGCCTCCCCGCCGGTCTGGGGCTCGGCGAAGCGGATGATGCCGCCCTGGGTGGCGTAGATCCCGGCGCGGATGCCGCCGTCCGCGTACGCCTTGCCGGCGTTGGCCTTGCGCAGGTCCTCGAGGAAGCGGTCCGCCCGCGCACCCAGCGACGTCTTGATCTGACCGCGGGACTTGTTGGCGATGGCGATGATCTGGTCCTCGCCGATGCCGGTCTTCGCGGCGACGTCGTGGATGCCGGTGGTCTTGGTGGTGATCGCGGCGATGATCTGCACCAGGGACTGCACCTGGTCGGAGGTGAGCGCGTTGTTCGCGGTCTTCGCCGCGGCGTCCGCCTTCTTGGCCTTGGACGGGTCTTTCACCGCGGCGGCGGCGAGCTGCTGCGCGGCCTCGTCGCCCTGCGCGGCCAGCTGCGCGGCGAGGTCGTCGTAGCCGAGCGCGGACAGCCGGGCGAGGTCGTTGGCGAACTTCTGGTTGACCTTGGTCGCAGAGGTGAGCTGGCGTGTGTAGTCGCCGAGCGTGGCCTTGGCGGTGGCCTGGAGCCCGCGGAGGGCGGCGGCCATCTCGTTGATGTACTTCGTCGAGCCGTTGGCCATCTTGTCGGCGAGCTTCATGCCCTCCACGCCCATGGAGGCGAGGGCTTCGGCGACGTCCCCGCCGACCCGCTCTGCGACTTTCTCCAGGTCCCGGTTCCACGACTGGGTGGCCTTCGACGCGCTCTTCAGCTTCTTCTCGACCGCTCCCAGGTCGAAGTAGCTGACGTCTTTGCCCTTGACCTTCTTCGTCTTCCGGCCTGCCTGACCGGCATCCGACGGTGAGTAGAGGCTGCCGGTCTGCGGGTCGTAGCGCCAGTCCGTGACCGAGCCGGCCGCGTTCCACTGGATCGTCGACGGGTCGCCGCCCAGGCGGCGGACGATCTCCTCCGTGATCGCGCGTGAGCGGACGCGGGCGGACCTGCGGAAAGGCACGTAGCCCTCGCCCTCGGTCTCCCGCTCCCCCCACACCCGGTAGGAGCCGGCCGGGGCGATCTGCGCGATGTGCTGGTTGGGCCGGTCTCCCGCCTCCATGCCGCCGTCGGCATACGCGCGGATGCCGCCTTGGGCGTAGTAGTCGACGACGCCGCCGTTCGCCTGGAAGCGGGGCTGGAGGCTGGACTCGACCTTCCGGTACTGGACGTTGATGTAGGAGGTGCCGAGGACGCGGCCCGCCAGTCCGCGCACTCCGGCCCAGAAGGGGCTGGTCTCGGCGTCGACGGTGATTTCCTTGCCCTGGAGCCGGTCGCGTGCGGCCTGCACGGAGCCGATGTCGGCTTGGGCCTCGCCGGTCGCTGCGGTGACCTTGAAGCGGCCGTCGGGAAGTCGGGTGACCTTGAAGCCGAGCGCTTCGAGCTCCGCTACCGCCGACTCGGATAGGGCGTCCACGTAGACGCTCTTCTTGTTCGGGGTCTCCTTGATGGCGGCGATGACCGCTTCCAGACCTGCGATGGCGTCCGCGGTATCCATGTCCACCTTGGTGGACGCCTTGTCGGGAATATCCAGGTACGCGGCGGCCAGCGCCTGCGCCTGGGTCTTCGTCAGGCCCATCTGGACGGCCGTGTCGACGAACGCTTTGCGGCCGCGTTCGTAGATGCCGTTGACGTGCTCCCACGATTTTCCCTGCTCGCGGGCCGCGGTGACTGCCTCATCGGTGCTCGCCGCGAGTCCGCTCAGTGCGCTTTCAGCGTCCCTGGCCTTCTGAGAGTTCAGGTCCAGCTCGCCGTTGCTCATCGTGAGCGCGCCGGCGTTGTCCTGGGCGGCCTCGGAGGCGTCGTCGATCGCCTGCTCCATCGCGTTCATCGCGGTGCCGGCGGCCCGGTTGACTTCGTTCAACGCCATGATCGAGGCGCGCAGCCCATCAGCGGACCTCTTCTGGCTGTCGAGCTTCGCCTGGGTGTCGATAGCCGCGTCCCCGAACAGACCCATGCTGCGGGCGGCAACGCCCTGCTCGGCGTCCAGTGCCTCTACGGCCGCGGTGTACTCGGGGAAGAGTTCCTTGATCTCCCGCGTGGTCATGCCCTGGGAGCGCATCGCCTCCTCGAAGAGGGCGAAGTCTTGGGCCGCCATGTCCCCGTGGCCGCTGGTCGCGAGCGCAGCGAATGCCTGATCGAAGGACTCGAAGTCGTCCTTGAGGGCTTCGACGCCGTCGCCCTGGTTCACCAGGGAGTCGATGCGGGGGACGATGGCGTCCAGCGCCGGGCCGGCGCCCATCATCCGGGGCAGTTCGAACGCCTCGTCGAGGGCTTCCGTGTTCCGGTTGAGGTCGTTCAGCTTCTCGATGAAGCCGTCGACGTCGCCGAAGGTGTCGGCCAGCTCGCCGGTGAACTCGCCGGTGGCGGCCAGTTCCTTCAGGGATGTGGTCAGCTTGTCGACGTCCGGCGGGGCGCCGCGGGCTTCGTCGGCGAGGGCGTCGATGCCGATGGCGACCGCGCCGAGGATCCCAAGCCCGCCCGCTGCCTTCTGGAGGCCGGTCATCTGCTGGGTGACGCCCGCGACGGCCTGGCCGACGCCGCCGAAGCGGGCGGAGCGGACGAAGGTGGCGAGGTTGGTGGCGGCGGCGGAGCCGGTGACGGCTGCCAGGCTGGCGGCGCCGAGGCTGGCCAGGCGCATCGCCGTGTAGAACTGGAGGAATACGCTGATCGCTTCCGGGGGTACGGCGCTGACGACCTTGGCGAGGGCGTTGGCGACGTTGAGGAGGATCTCCCCGGTCCCGGACGCCCCGGACAGGATGTGCAGGATCGCGGAGCCGACGTTCTGGAGGGTTTCCGCCGCAAGCGGGCCGTTCTCGCGGCAGAACTCCAGGAACGCCTGGACGTCCTCGCCGCCCGCGAACTCGTCGACCGACTCGGCGAAGCGGATGATGTCGGTGACCAGGTCGTTCAGGTTGTCGGTGGCCCCTTCGGAAAACGTGTCCATCAGGGTCTCGAACTGGCCGGTGTTCATGCGGCCGCCGGCGTAGGTGACGAGCCGCTCGAAGGCGTCGGCGCTGCCCTCCACGAACGGGGTGAGGTGCGGCAGCAGCGTGTCGAGGAGCTGGAGGCTCTTGGTGGCGACCGGCATGGTGCTACCGGCGAGAGCGTCGGACCAGTCCTGGAAGTCCTCTTTGAGGTCGGCGAAGGCGGCTGCGGTCTCCCGGGTGGGTGCCGGGAGCTTGCTGAGAGCGACCTGGTACTCGTCGGCAGCTTTCGCGGCCTCTTCGGATGCCTCGCCGTGCTGGTCGACAGCGTCCTGGTACTTCTCCTGCGCTTCGACGGCTTCGCTCAGCTGCGTGACCTGACCGGCGAGGGCGGCAGCGAACACGCCGGCGGCGGCTCCGCTCGCGGCGAACTGCCCGGCCAGAGGAGCGATGTTCGCGCCGAGCCCGGCGGTGAGGGGGATGACCGCGGGCAGGATCAGCAGCAACGCCTTGAGGGCGCTCTGGAGGGCGCCGGCTCCGCCTGCTCCCCCGCCGCCGGTGTTCAGGGTGCGGCCGAGGTTGCGCAGGGCGTCGGTGTCGGTGTCGACACGGACGCGGATGACCTGGTTGAGCTGGGCCTGCCGGACGGCTTCGTCGACGTCTCGGCGCAGCTGGTCGGGGTTGCGTAGGCCGATGGGGATGTCGATGCGCTGTCCCCACGCTGCCAGACGCACCGCGGTCGCGACGTCGCGGCGCAGCTGGGTGCTGTTGCCCAGGCGCAGGCTGACGGTGAGGCCTTGGCCGCTGCCGGCGGCGGTGAGCGCCGTTTGGACGTCCCTGCGGAGGTGGCCGGTATCGACGCCGAGACGGACATGTATGCCCTGGCCGGCGCTGGCTGCGGTGAGCGCCCTCTGCACGTCGGTCCGCAGACGGCCGGTGTCGACGCCGAGACGGACACGGATGCCCTGGCCGTTGCCTGCGCTGTTCAGGGCGGCGCGGACGTCGCGGCGCAGGTGGGTCGCGTTGAGGCGGACCCCGACCCGGATGTCACGGCGGGCCGCATTGCGCAGGCGGGTGATGTCGCGGCGCAGGGCGTCGATGTCGCGGGAGGCTCGGCGGGCGTCACGGCTGGTGTCGCGCAGAGTGCGGGACAGGTTCTGGCCTTGGCCGGTGAGCCGTACGGACAAGTTCCACTGCGATGCCATCCGGTGCCTCCCTTCAGAGCTAGTGCTGGTGGCGGGCGAGTTCCATGGCGGCGTGGACGCTGGACGGGATCAGCAGCACCTTGACTCCGTGGCCTTCGTCGCCGTCGGGGACGGATTTCTGCCGGTCGGTGATGAGCTGGCAGCCGATGCAGCGGTGGGTGATGGCCCGGTAGGCGTCCTCGTCTCCGCCCGCGTTCTCGTCCCACTCCTCGGGGCGGGTGCCGCAGGTGGGGCACACCGATTTGAGGTAGGTCTCGTAGGCGAGGGCTTTACGGCGGTCCAGGTCGGTCCAGGTGCCGGTTCCGTGGCCGCGGAAGAGGCTGTGCGGGATGCGGTACTGGCGGCACAGCTCCATCTCGGCTCGGAACCGGTCATCGTCGATCAGCCTTTTCCCAGGTCGGTCCGCTGGGTGTGCTGCACGGACCAGGCCGCGTCGAAGAGGGCCTTGGCGTCGGCCGCGCTCCAGGTGTTGAGGAAGTGGGCGGCGTCCTCGACGGGCATGCCGTCCAGGGAGGCGGCGGAGATCAGCGCCGGCGCGAAGGAGTCAGCGTAGGCGTTGCCGTCAGCTTCGTCCTGCTCGCTGGCCGGATGGTCGTTCTGGAGGGCCTCCAGTTCGGTGCGCTCCAGGGCGGCGAACCGCAGCGTGATGGTCGCTGCCCAATACTCCTGGTCCACGGTCGCGAGTTCGGAGGCCGCCTCCATAGCCCGCTTCTCGGCCAGGGCACGGACGTCGGGGGCCGCGGTGTCGGGGAGCGACTTGAGGTAGGCGGCGGTGCGATCTGCGGTCTTCCGCGCTGCCTGATAGCGGTCGCGGATGTCGGGGTCCTCGCACAGGTGGAATGCGTTGACGGGCTTCTTGACCTTGTCCAGGCGCTTCTTGAGGGCGTCCCAGTTGTTCGGCATGCGGTTCTCCGGTGGGGAAGGCCCGGCCGGGCGCGCGTGGCGCCCTTCCCGTGTACGTCACGGGCCCGGCCGGGGGCTGGTGGGGTGATGCGGCGGCCGGGATCAGGTCAGGGACGGCACGGTGCCGTTCTGGAGCGGGCGCGCGGTGACCGCGAACTGAACCGTGATCCTGGCGGCCTCGTTGTCCGTGGTGTAGGGCTTGCTGATGGAGGTGACGACGACGGGGAAGACGTCCATGCCCTTGGCGCCGGTGGTCAGGCCCTTGCTGAAGATGACGACGTAGCCGGTGGTGCCCTTGGCCAGGTCGGTCTCGATCGTGTCGAGCGTGCTGTCCTCGTAGAAGGTGAGGGAGGAGTCGGCTGCCGTGTCGTCGCCGCCGATCTTGCTGACGAAGGTGGACGCCATGTCGGGGGTGTCGATCGGGGTGTTCTCGATCGACCAGCCGTCGACGGCGTTGATGTCGCCGGTGTAGTCGGTGCCTGCGGTGATCTCCGCGCCGGTCGGGACCAGCGTGGTGGAGGCGATCGTCGGCAGGAAGTAGATCTTGGTGGTGCCCTTGCGGTTGAACCTCGCCATTGGTGGCCCCTTGCGGTTAGGGGCCGAGCATGGGGGCCCCTGCTACACGTGTCTGTGTGGCGGCCACCTGTGGTGGTGGCGTCCGCGTGGGGTCCCGCCGCGGTGCGGTTGTCGCCTGCCCTGTGGGGGTCAGGCGGCGGTCAGGTCGAACCTGAACCGTTGCACGTAGGTCATGATTCCAGACTCCTGCTCCGACGTTCCCCCTGGCTGCCCGCCCCACTCGACGTCCAGACGGCGCCCCATGCACGAGATGCCGGGGATGAGGAGGGGGTGCAGCCACAGGCCGGTGCCCGGGTCACGGCCGAGGAACGTGGACCGGGCCTTGTCCGCCATCCACTCCAGCTGGCTGAGCCACGCAGTGGACTGCGGGACCTCCGGGTCGGGTCCGGACACGGAGGTGATCTGGTAGACGAGGGAGGCGTCCTCGCTCAGGTCGGCCAGCGGGGCGCCCCCGACCGCGGTGTCCACGGAATACAGCAGGTAGAACGGCGGATCCGCGTCCCCGCGCGGTACGGAGCCGCGGCCCACGGCCATTCCCGATGCGGTTGCCAGGGTGCCGGCTACCCAGTCGGTGACCAGCCGCTTCTCGATCACGACAGCAGCTCCTCGACGACGGCTTCCATCTGCTCGTGCAGGGTGTCCTCGATGTAGCCGAGGGCGGGCTGCACGTGCGGGAACGGCGGCTGGAAGTAGTGGCGGCCGATGCTGTCGGTCATGTCGTAGAACCCGAACTCCAGGCGCCGGCCTTGCGGCTTGGTGGTGCCGATGGTGCATTCGGCGCCGTGCGGGATGCCGCGGGTCTCGGCCCGCCACGATGCCCGGTACTGGCCGGTGATGACGTTCGGGCCGGGCCGGCCGGACGCGTTCTGCCGGATCCGGGCGACGCCGAGCCGTCCGACATGCCGCATCCGCTGCTCGGTCACCTCACCGACCCGGCCGGCGGCCGTCTCAAGGCGGTCAGCCATCTCATCCAGGTTCACGGGGCGCCCGCCTCTCGGCGCGGCGCCTGCTTCAGGTCCAGCGGGGTGGTGCGAACAACTTCGACGGTAGAGGCGCGGCCCGGGTCCTGCACGAACCAGGAACGGCCGAGCAGCGCGGTGTTGGCCGGGTTGTGGACGGCGACGACCATGACCAGGTCGTCCCGCGCGGGGATCGGTGCGCTCAGGGGGGTGAAGAGGCGGGCCGGGGACGTGGTTTCTTCCGTCCAGGGCAGGGCGGCCGAGGGCAGCGCGTTGATACCGCCGGGGGCGCCGGTGGACAGGACCGCTCCCGGGCCTTCGTAGACGATTTCGGGCTCGGGCGGGGTGAGGCGGCCCGTGGCCGGGTCCAGGACGGGATCGGCGGCGGCCGGGCGGGAGACCCGGACGGTGTCCACCATCAGATTGGTGTGGATCCACTGGACGACTCCGGCCAGCGCTTCGTCGAGGCCGGCCATCAGACGTCTCCTCGCGCCCAGTCGGCGAGCTGCCGCAGCATCGCCCGCGTGAGGTCGTATCTGCTGTTGCCGAGGTCGTCCCGGTTGAGGGCCGCGTTCTCGAGGGCTGCCGGGTCGATGGCGTCGAGGAAGTCGGTGACGGTGGCGGTGTGGTCCTGCTGGGGGTCAGCGACAGCGACGCGGGCCAGGCCCTCCCAGAGCACGCCGTCGGGCTGCCGGGTGTGCAGGATCAGGGTGGGCAGCGTGTTGTGGACGTCGTGATGGAGGGTGTAGCCGGTGACCTGCCCGGGCGGGAGCGGGGTGCCGTCGAGGCTGATGGCGGCGTAGAGAGGCTGGGCGTCAATACGGACCGCGTGGGCCTGCGGCTCGGCAGGCGATTCGGTCACAATGCTTCACCTGCCGAGCCGAGCTGGGAACGCAGCACGGCTTCGCTCCTGCGTCGCGACTCGGCATCCACCATGGCGGTGTTCTCAACCTCAGCTACTGCCTCGTGAGGCCAAAGCCAGCCGTCGGTGCCGTGATCGATGCTGTGCGCCGGGTAGGGCCCCAGGGCGGACAGGACATGCAGGTGAACATGCAGGTCGCTTCGCAGAGGGGGAAGCGCAGCCTGCGCCTTGGCGGGCTGCTGGTACCGCTGAGCGGATTCCTGGGTCATGGTGACGACAGCGGGCCAGCCCTGGTAGATGACTGTCTGACCGACCTCCGGGACAGCGACTGTCAGGGAGTAGGTGCGCAGCCCGAACGCCTTGGCGACATGAGGGCTGGTTTCGTAGGCGGCGCGCATGGCGGCGATCTCACGCTCCTGGATGAGGGGGTGCAGCTCATCCCAGGCGAGGTCGTCAGCGGTACTGGTGTTCCGTTGGCGTTCGTACTTTTCCTTGGCTGCCCTGGTCAAGTCTTCGTCGGTGGGGACATTGACGGTCTTCATAGCAAAGCTCCGGATTGGATGTCGGTTCGGCCTATGAGGTCGAGGCGCGGCAACAGTTCTCGCTGGCAGTGGGGGTGTGCGGTGGGGTGGGCGAGGGCGTCCTGGACGGTGCGCAGCGTGCGGTTGGCGCGGTCGGGGTCGTCGTGGCTGGTCCAGCCGCAGTCGGCGCCGTCCCGGATTTCCACCCATTCGGTGCCGAGTTCGTCGAGGGCGGTGCGGGCGGCGGCGGTGTTGGCGGTGGTGACGGCCTGCCAGGTGATCGCGGCTCGCGCCCAGGCGTCGACGGGGTGCCGGGAGTTGTTGCCGTAGATCACCGTGTCCAGCGGGTGGTCGGCGCGCAGGACGGTGGCGTTGAACCGGTCTGCGGTGCCGCGGGCGGCGTCCTGGGCGGCGCGGAGGAAGGCGCGGCCGCGGCGCAGGGCCTGCTGGATGCGGCCGGTGAGGTCGGCGTAGTACTGGGCGGAGGCGGCGGTGACCGCAGCCCGGTGTCGGTCGGTCCACTGGAAGAGGCTGTTGCGGCGGCCGGCGTTGTCGAGCATCGTCCAGGCTCCCTCCCGGTAGATGAGGGGCAGGTCGGTGCTGGCCCAGCGTTCGGCGAAGGCCATGGCGGCGCGGTCGAACGCGGCGAGGGACCGGTTGAAGACGGCGATGGCGGCGCGCAGGGCGGCGCCGGTGCGGGCGGAGCGGCCGGGCCGGACGGCGGAGAGCGCGTTGAGGAGCCGGGTCTGGGCGGTGGTGAGGATGGACCAGGCGGCGCGGAGCCGGTCGACGGCGTCGGTGATGAACGACAGGAGTCGCTGACGGAGGGTGCGGCGGCGCTGGCGGACGGGGGTGGTCATCGGCGGGGCCGCTCTTTCAGGAACAGGAT